TGCAAAAAATTCTTATTATGGGTCTTCCTGGATCAGGAAAGACATACTTTGCGGAGCGCTTGAAGAAGTTTTTAGAGGAGAATAGTACAGTTAAAAATATTTCTCCTCTAAAATGGTCATTAACAGAAAGTGTTCCACATTCTTATACAGCTAAGGTTGATTGGTTTAATGCAGATGATGTGAGAAAGAAGTTTAATGATTGGGATTTTTCTCGAGAAGGTAGAATCCGCCAAAGTATTCGTATGGCGCAGTTTGCATTAGAATCAAGTGGTGACTATGTGATCTGTGATTTTGTAGCACCTCTGCCTGAAATGAGGCATAACTTCAAGGCAGATTGGACTATCTGGATGGACACCATCAATGAGGGAAGGTACGAAGATACGAATAAGGTCTTTGTACCCCCTGATCTTTATGATTTTCATATTAGCGAACAAAATGCAGAGAAGTGGGTGCCTTTTGTGGGACAGCGTATTCTTAACAATGAGCGGCGACACAAATTTGATTGGAGAAAAGAAACTGTTCAGATGTTGGGTCGCTGGCAACCATGGCATGAAGGGCATCGTGCATTATTTGAGCGTGCAATTGCAAAAACTGGGCAAGTTTGCATTATGGTTCGAGATTGCCAGGGATGGGCGAGCACCAATCCTTTTAGTTTAGAAGAAGTGAAAGTAAATATTCGCCGGGATCTAGATGCCCTTTACCAAGGACAATATGAGATTCTTGTGGTTCCTAACATTATCAACATAACTTATGGAAGAGATGTTGGTTACATCTTTGAGCAGGAAGTGTTTGATGACAACATTCACGCAATTAGCGCCACTAAAATACGAAAGGCGATGGGTCTAACTTAACAAACTTTTCGTCCTTATAAATATTCAAAGAAACTTATAGGGACGGATATGGCTAGTGTAACCACTCGACAAGAACTGATTGACTATTGCCTAAGAAGGCTAGGTCATCCCGTCATTGAAATAAACATAGATGACGACCAGATAGAAGATCGTATTGACGATGCTTTTCAGTTTTACAGAGAGTATCATTTTGACGCAGTTGAAGAGGTCTATTTAAAGGCACAAATCACTGCGTCAAATCTAATTCTCACAACCAATTCTGCAAATACCTTTTCTCCTGCAGAAGTTGTCACGGGAGCTACATCGGGTGTAACTTCTACAGTTGTGAGTGTGCCTGTCAGTGGAAATACGCTTCTGATGTATAAAACCACTGAGGATGCGAACTTCTCTGCGGGAGAAACTGTTACGGGGGCTACTTCTGGTGCAACAGCAGTGGTTTCGTCGTTCAGTAAAGGTACCTATGACTACAAATACTTTCCTTTAGCGGACGCGGTAACTGGCATCAAGAAAGTTCTTCCCTTCTATGATAGGACTTCGGGTATCAATCTGTTTGATATTCGTTATCAGATGCTAGTTCAAGATCTGTATAATCTTATGTCCGTCGATATGATTCATTACACTATGATTCAAAATCATCTTCAGATGATTAACATGCTTTTAGTGGGGGTTAAACCCTTTAGATTTAACAGGCATATGAATCGATTGTATGTAGATATGGATTGGGAGAAAGACGCAGGAATAGGTGATTATCTAATTGTAAATGCATATCGAATACTTGACCCGAGCACCTATGCAGATGTTTACGATGATATGTTTTTAAAAAGATATGCAACTGCTCTCATCAAAAAACAATGGGGTGAAAATCTTAAAAAATTCTCGGGAGTTCAACTTCCTGGAGGAGTTACTCTGAACGGTCAAGTGATTTATGAAGAGGCGATAGAAGAAATCAAAACAATCGAACAAGAGATGCAATCAAGATTCGAATTACCCGTTGACTTCATAGTTGGTTAATCATCATTCCCAACAATGTTATTCTACACATTTGTCAATCCTAAATCAATAGAAAAAGAAAAGAATGGCAACTAACTTTTATTTTCAGTCAGGGATTCCAATGGGCAAGCGCTCGGAGTCCAATTTGGTTGAGGATTTGATTATCGAGTGTTTAAAGATTTATGGATTTGATTGTTACTATATACCTCGAGTCGCAGTGAATAGAGATATGATTCTTAACGAAGATCCCACTAATAAATTTGAGGATGCATATCCGCTTGAAGCGTATCTAGAAAACACTACGGGATTTGGAGGCACCGACCTTCTCACCAAGTTCGGATTAGAAATTCAAGATACAGCTACCTTTATAGTTGCAAGGCGTCGCTGGGAAGAAACAGTGGGTCGCAAGAGAACAAGTATTTTACTGAATAGGCCAGTAGAAGGGGATCTAATATATTTCCCACTTACCAAGTCATTCTTCGAGATTAAATATGTAGAGGTAAAGGATCCTTTTTTCCAAGTCGGAAAGCTATATGTCTATAAGTTAGAATGTGAGTTGTATCAATACAGTCATGAAGATGTAAATACTGAGGTAAGAGAGATTGACGAAGTTGTAGATGGATATGAACAAAATCTTGCAGAATCGTATGCAATAAGTTATGAAGATGGAACAGAATTTTTACTTGAAACAAGTTCCCCATCCGAATTGCTTATTGAAACATTTGATATTAACACCACTGATAAGAACGCACAGAATGATGATTTTGAAACTAATGTTGCAAACATTCTTGACTTTACAGAGAGAAACCCCTTTGGTGAGGTTTACACACAATAATGCTTAACACAGGAAACTTTTATTGGGGCACTATTCGCAAATGCATTATTGCATTTGGCAATCTATTCAATAACATTGAAATAGATCGAATGTCTGCTGCAGGGACAATTAATAAAACTATTCGAGTTCCTCTTGCTTACGCCCCGAGGCAAAAGTTTCTTGCAAGAATAGATCAACTTCCTAATCCGGAAGAGCGCAATGTACAGATTGTTCTTCCTCGCATGTCATTTGAATTAATAAGTATTCAATATGATCCTACACGGAAGTTAGCTTCAACACAGCAAAATCGCTATGCAACAGGAAGTGACACATTGACGACTCAATATGTTCCTGTTCCATACAATATCAACATCAATCTTTATATCTATTCGAAGAACTCAGATGATGCTTTGCAAATTGTTGAACAGATACTTCCCTATTTCAATCCTGACTTTAATTTAACTATTAAAGCGGTGCCTGATTTAAATATCAAACATGACATTCCTATCATTCTCAATAACATAGACTTTTCGGATAATTATGATGGAGAGTTTACAGAGCGCAGGGCAATTATCTGGACACTGTCGTTTGTAATGAAAACTAACTTCTACGGACCCGCTACGAAGCAAGGGGTTATACGAACTGCAAAAGTTAGATATTACGATAATATTGAAATGTCTAATCTAATGGGAACTTACACGGTGACCACTCCTGCGAATGTAAATCCAAGCAACACTATTGTATTTGTAGAAACATTTGAGGGATTTGATGACTAGTAAATTAAATGAAGTGTTTAATCTTGAACCCACACCCTCACAAAGACAACTGCGAGAGGTTCAAGATGACGATTACGATCTGGCGCGCGACACTCTTCGCGAAGTTATTACACAAGGTAGAACGGCTCTTGATGATGTAATATCTTTAGCTCGCAGTAGTGAGCATCCAAGAAGTTATGAGGTGGCGGGTCAGATTATGAAAACTATGTCTGATGTTGCAAAGGATCTTCTGACTTTGAAAAAACAGAAGATGGATCTCGAGGCGCCGAAAAACAATCCGAATAATCCGCAAATTGGGCAGCAAAACAATATTGTCTTTGCAGGGTCTACAGAAGATCTTATTAAAATGCTCAATCAGCAGCAAATGAATACCATCGATGTTAGCAGCGAGCACAATAAAGAATAAGTATAATGGCAATACTAATCTAAAACAGGTTGGTTATGTCATACCCTTTACAAAAGAACAGATACAGGAACTCATTCGCTGTAAGTCTGATCCGGTTTATTTCATTCAAAAGTATGTAAAGATAGTTTCCCTTGATCTGGGCTTGGTTGATTTTGCACTTTATGACTATCAGAAGAATTTTATCAATATTATAGAGAATAATCGTAAGGTTATTAGTATGCAGCCCAGGCAGATGGGTAAGTCGCAGGTGGTTGCTGCCTACATTTTATGGTATACACTCTTTCAATCAAACAAAACTGTTGCTATTCTTGCAAATAAAGCGAATGCTGCTCGAGAGATATTGTATCGTTACCAGTTGATGTATGAAAATTTGCCTTTGTTTCTTCAACAAGGCATCAAGACATGGAACAAAGGGGACATAGAACTGGAAAATGGATCAATTGTGTTCACCGCCGCCACTAGCAAGTCAGGTGTTCGTGGTAGATCTGTCAATCTCTTGTATGTTGATGAGACAGCTATCATTCCCAACAACCTCGCTGAAGAGTTTTTCACCGCTGTGTATCCCGTTGTATCGGCAGGTTCGACTACAAAGATCATTTTAACTTCTAC